GTACCATTGAGATGGCGCAACAAGCTCCACCTCAGAACAGAAACGCCGCAATGGCAGCTAAGGAGGAGGAAGCCGCTGGGCTCAAGCTAGCGGTGAACGAGGCTTTCAAAGTCCTTATCCATGAGAAGAAGTTCTTTGAGGCCGGAGAGCAGATGAAGATGGCAGTTGAAGCTGATGAATGGACAGGGTGGAAACATCTCTCACCCAGCGAAGCTAAGACCATCACAATCAGAGCGGCCACAGAAGCCGTAACAGACTGGTTAAATTTAAACTTCAATCTCCGTCAGGTGCTGAGAGCAAACCGGGCGGAGGAACTTCTGAGCGCGAACATTGTAGTAAACAGCTCAGACCTGCTCTCTCCCTCCTCTCGAGGAGTCTACACGGCTGTAGCATTCTCAAAAGCGTTAAAAATCGCATCGATAATGCAGGATCCGGAAGACCCAGACCTGGTAGTGGACAACTGGGATCTAAAGATGGACGAAACAGCCAGCCTGTACGCACCGGAAATGTACACAACGGGAAGTTTCTTAATCTCGTCGATGTGTGCAACAGGCTCAATCTTAGCAGGCGCTTCCTTGCTAAGGGGTGTGAACATCCTCGTGTCAACACCAGTGCAACCGGAGTCAGGATTCGTCCATACTTTGATTGCTTCAGCAGCAAGTGCTGCAAGGGATGCCTTGATGTGCTTCAAGCCGCTGTCCGGGTTAGCCACAAGTGTGAGCGAGCCTCCTGTGGCATTGAAGGCTTTAGGGCTAGTGTTGACAGGGCAATTCAGAAACGCCGTGAAGACCTTTTGGCCAAGGCAAGTAGTAAGCCCGAGATTCCCAGCCGCCCAGCGCCTGGTAACCAACCCCCTATTGTGGGCGGGGTTAGCTGGAATGTTGTGGCTGCTAAAGGAAAGTCTGCCAAGAAGAAGGTACCGGCTAGTGTGCAAACAGCCACTTCTGAAAGCCCAAGTCAAGGACCACCTAGAGGCGGGCCTAGTGGGGACACCGAGGGACGCAACGACTCTAAGCGTTGCCAAGAGGAAGGTGAACGAATATCTGAGAATGCGGGAGATGCAGATGGACCCAAGGGACCTGAAGCTCCTGCTAGAAGACATTCTACCGGAAGTCTGGGAACCGACCCCCCTCGAGTTGAACGTGTTAAAAACCTCAGAAAAGAACCGAAGTGGTTTGAGGCGCCTATACACGTTCTACAAAGGAACGGACAACCCCTGGTCTATACCATGACTTGCAGTGAGGACCCCGGCTGTATGTGCTGGGACCATAGTAAGTCCACTCCCATCGGATTTAAGTACCGTCCGTCGTGGGTCACAAGCCAAGACTGTCAGCACTGCCATGGTGCTAAGTCAGGCTGCACTCCACGGTGTGACCTACTCCGACCCCACGGTTATTACCACACGTTCGCTGAGCACTTCGCAGGACCGCAGGATTACTATAAAACCCTGTACTTTGCGATTAAAGGGGGATCTAACACCCACCCATTGTTGCTCATCCAAAAGGAACTTCACAAGAATTCCTTGCGACGCGTGGAGAAACATGACGGTCCATTCCCCGTGCCTGCACAACGAGTTTCAGAGCTTGTTAACACGGGTAATAGGCCAAACACCTCCGCCTCAACCAGCAATGATCAACCTATTGCTAGCGGAAGTGGAATGTCTCCTTCTGGAGACGGAAAAAGTCCACCCCTGGACACGGACCATGGTAGTCCAATCGTACCCCCCCAAGAAGAGGAGGATGTACGAGGACGTGGTGAAATCACTATCACAGTCACCATTACACCAGACGGACGCATATATCAACGCGTTCGTGAAGAGCGAAAGACTGGAGAATGCGGAGACGAAGGATCCTCGCATGATTCAGGCAAGGTCCCCAAGGTTCAACGTAGAGTTTGGAAGATTTACCAAGCCTACAGAAAGAAAACTCTGCACGCTAACAGATGGCTACATCAAGCCTATATGCAAGGGTTTGAACCAGGAGCAGAGAGCGGCCAAGATAGTCTCGTTTTGGGATCGCCTCAACAACCCGGTGGCAGTAGCAGCGGATGCCTCAAGGTGGGACCAACATTGCGGGGTTCCACTCCTAAAGGTAATGCACAAGCTGTTCCTCGGAATGCTCCACTTGTCCAAAAAGGAAAGAAGACTGGCAAAGTACCTATTCAGCCAGCAGCTAGTTACAAGAGGCCGGACAACAAACGGTCTCAAGTACAAGCACAGGGGAGGGGTGTGCAGCGGCGACCAAACAACGGGGGGTGGCAATTGTGCCATGGCCCTCCTGATAATGCGGGTCGTAAGAAAGGCCCTAACGGGCAAGATCCCCGAGTTAATAGGGGAAGTGATCCTAAAGGATCGGGATCTTCTGTTCGTGGACGATGGGGACGATTTTGTGGTCTTCACGGAACAGAAACATCTTCCAGTGGTGGTAGGAATGGTAAAAAGACTATTCCTAATGGCGGGACACGAGCTAACAATGGAAAAGCCGGTAACAAGCCTAAACCAAGTGCAGTTTTGTCAAACAAAACCACTGTACCACCACGGCAGGTGGGAGATGATGCCAGATCCACGAAAGGCTCTGGCAAGCAGTCTGAGCTATGCGGGACACAGACAGGTCGAGTACCTGGCCGTATTGTGGATGATGAGGGCCCTGATACATCAAGGACAACCGGTGCTAGGCCCACTCTTCTACAGACTGCACTTGCTAACGCGAAAAAAGGTGCCATCAGCAGAGCGTGTGGACCGAATGTTAGCAGTGATGGGACTGGGATATCAAATGCGG